TCAAGATTAGCATAAACGTCCTCGGGTTTGCGGTCTGCGGTAATGATGATATACGGCGAGTTAACATGAATGTAACCGCCTTTGTACTGACCCTGATATGGGTAGCGATCAAGCAACCGAAGGAGATCGCGATAAGGCCAACGGCCGTCAAAGTCATCTATGATAATAACAGGCTGCTGTGTGTAGCCGTCCCACCATTGGGTGTGGTCTTTAATGTAGTAGCAGGAACCGTACTCGGTTGTTGCATAACGGGTCTTACCGGTACCAGTCGGTCCATAGATCCACTCGACTCTAGGAGGATTGTCGGGGTTTCTTTCCTCCATGTTGATCAGTGAGTTAAGGCGTTCGAAGCCTTTATGGAACTTTACGAACTGGACCGGGAACTCGGTCGCAATGTCTTTCATTGGTTTCTTCTCTTTGATTAGATCAGTTACGGCCTCGAGATCAGTTCTTCGTCCCTGGCCGTTTTCCCATGTGCCATATTCCCATGGCCCTTCTAGACGAGTATCGTCTTTCATGCAATAAGCGCGGGCTTGATCGCGCGTGCCCTTACGACCTTCGATGTGTGCAGAATCACCAAGGATGGCTTTAATGCCCTTCATGTACATGACCTTGGTAAACTCGATATAGCCCTGATAGTGAAGAGTACCCGATTCACCACGCTCTTTCTGCCACACCGCATATCGGACCACGTCCGATATGCCCATCGAGAGCTCGGTCGTCGGATTATTTATGGTGAAGCAAATATTTCTGGCAGCGAATTTACCTTGAGCCATTTCGAAATTACAGGAAGATCAAAGATCGAGTCATCGAAAAATAAATGCCATATGCGAAGAGAACATATCGTCGTCGTCGTCCAACTCGTTCGGTGCGTCGTTCAAGCGCTAAGCGATCTCGTTTTTCGAAGAAAAAAAAGTTCATCAAGAACAATTCCAACATGGTCAAAATTAATACATCGGTTATGGCCAAGACGGCCTACGTGAAATTGCCATGGACATTTAATGAGCAACGATCTATCGGTGCGACAACTAACTACTCCTGGACATTCCGAGGGAATTCGATTGCCCCGCAAGGAGGGAATGTTAATGGGATTACAATTGGTTCTATACTGCCTGCAGGGTGTGTTGAGTATGCTTCTTTCTACGATAAGTATCGTGTATTGGGAGCTTCTTTGTCCGTTCAGTTCCTGACGGCTTCTACATCGAACTGGGTTCGTGTTGTTTTACTGCCAGTGTCTGCATCAGACGCGGCTAGTGATTTAGCTACGATTGTGACAGAATACGACACGTATTCATATAGCCAGTTGGCTGCAATGCCTGGTGCACAATCAAGGATCGTTGGGTTCGCATCGGGATCGAATGCCCAAGTGTTTCTAAAGGCTTTTCGCAAGACAAAGCATATGTTAGGGATCAAGGATATCCGCGATCAGGATGAGCTATTAGGTGATATGCCTAGTACAGCTGGTGCAGGAGGAACTCAGCCCGCTGAAGAGGGCCGACAATGGTTTTATTACTTCCGAGCATTTAACCCAGCTGGTTCTGCCGTGACCGTTGAGATCATGGCTAAGATGAAGCTCTATGTGGAGCTGAATAATAGGCGCGCGTACCAGCAAGCCACATCAAGCTGATTAAGTCATTTTCTTTTTTATTGGTTTAAGACCTTGGACGAGAGCGAAGCGACAGCGAGCGAGAGGCCCCTCTGACCCCGCAGCAGGGGGTCGTGGGGGGGGAAGCCCCCCCCATCATCTGCGGACGTCCGTTCCAACAAGTCAAAAAATAAGTCAATCAGTTCAGAAGTCATCTACCTCTGTTTGTGGCGGTTTAGTATTACCCGCCACTTCTGTTTCCAGACCTCTGTTTCCCAAAAACTTAAGAAAATTAATTCGTCGCATGAGTTGTGAAATCTCATGCTTATCAAGATTAGCATAAACGTCCTCGGGTTTGCGGTCTGCGGTAATGATGATATACGGCGAGTTAACATGAATGTAACCGCCTTTGTACTGACCCTGATATGGGTAGCGATCAAGCAACCGAA